TGAAGGGGAGGATACGGAGAGAGACGAAAAGGCTGACGCGGAGACGCCGTTGGTCCAATTAATCTCGAAACGGATTGGCAAGCGTGAACGTGCGAAAGCGCGTGGCGATGCCGTCGCTCCGAACCCCGGAAAGAATGCGCGGAAGAAGGCAAGAGCGCGCTTGGCGCGCGCGATGGCTAGCGTTGGTGATTTGTCCCAAAGGCTAGCGGCTCAGGCGAACCCCGGGTCGATCGGGAGTCGATTCGAGGCTTGCGAGATGAGAGCGCCAGATATCCCTTTCGTGCGTTGCGGAACGCACGGGCGGGAGGCGCTCGCGGGTTCGGTCTCGAGTTCCAGTCGTGATGTTACTCCGACTGTTGTCCGAGACCATGTGCCCGCCCCACGTGATCCGTGCCCACTGTGTGGTTGCGGGGGTGAAGTTGCTCGTGTACATGCGTCGGTTCCAGTCGCAGCGCCAGTGTTTGAGAAGGTGGTTTTCGTTGGTCAAGCCAGTCGTGTTGTAGGCCCCGTTCTTGGGGCCACCGTGCGATTTGGTGTGAAACCCACCACTCTCCTGCATACGCTGCGTGGACGAACGCATCAGAGCAGACCCCGGATCCCAGAGGAAATGGACACCCCGGACGAATCAGGGTGGATGGTTGACAGTGCGTCAGTCATGATCGCCTTTTTCGTCGTGGGGGAGTGGCTCACTCGCGTCTGTGCCATTATCGCGCGACCGTTTTTGTGGGTTGCGTCTCTGCTCGCATTCGTTTTGCGCGTTTTCGTTTTCCCTGTCGGGTTGTTTGTTGGGAAAGTGGCATCACCGGTTCTCCGGTGGTTTTCGAAAATGCCACTGCCACCCAAAACCCCCGGAGCGTGGGTGGGAAACGCAGCATACACCACGGCCGTCAGGATTGGCGGTAATGGTGTGCGGAGGCAAGCAGATGTGGACGCATATCACACGTCGGTGCACAAGACTGGGGTGAATGCACAGGCCCGGAATCCTGGGATGGATCCGTCTGAAGCGTACTGCGCGGGAATGGAGGGCCATTTCCATGCGGATACGCTCGCGGAGTATTCCCGGTTGAGGGCAGTGATTCAAACGAGGAAAGTGCGTATGTTCCGCGTGCTGAGGCGCGTGTTGATAATCGCATGTATCCTGTTGGCGGTTTTTCCCCCCCTTGTGTTTGTGGCTGGCGATGACGGTGTCGAGAGCGCCGGGCGAACGTTCGGAGAAGACTTGTTTGAGTTCATCTCGAAGGTTTTTGTCCCCACGTTTGCTTGCGCCCATTTATATCACTCGGTGGCTTCTCAGAGTGATGCGACGATCGGGTCGATCGTGTTGCCTCTGACGTCAG